CATTCGCGGTCGGGGTTCGCCTCGATAGGGTATCCAAGCGACGTGCAAAGTTTCTTAGGCGAAATCTGATGGACTAAGCGTACCCACTTTCCTATAAGGAGCATCATGAAAAACGTCTTTACTGGACACTCCACGGACGTAGTGGCTGACCGTGTTTTTCGGTCGCTACTGAGAGACTTCAGAGCCGTGCATGGCCAGGATTTCGCCCGTAATGCAGAGCTTGCTCTCAATGACGGAATCCCAGCGTTTCGATCTTATGAATGGCCTAAGATTGGAATCGTAGACCCGCACAGATTCAAGTGCTGGTACCAACTACGGTCGCTGTTTAAACGGCATATCTTCTCAAGCGACGTCTACACACCTGAAGAGCTTGAAACCAAGACAATCGAAACATTCTTGGAATCTCAAGCTTATTTTGGTGCGTGGCGAGAGAAAACACCGCGGACTCATGCGGTACTACAAGAGGCTCGGAGGATTTCCCGCAGTATCTTAGGGGAGTTCTCCTATGATGAAGCCGCGTCGTATGTTAAGATCGGTAGACGTGCAACACTAGGTGGCCCTTTACACCAAGCTTTCCTTGACCGGAAAGTGGGTGACCTAGGCGCTTTCACGTGTCCAACTGCAGCCCGTAAGTGGTTCTTTACTGACTACTTACAATCCGATCCAGTGATGAAGAGACTGGTGAGGAAGATATTTCGCGTAGCGAAAGAGAGGAATATTTCTCTCGATCTGGCTGTGGACTTTCTCAACCTCGTTACAGTTCCAAAGAGTTGGAAGATCTTACGTGGAATAACTCCCATGACGCTTATTGGATTATTTTTATCCTATGCGATTGGTGGGTTAGTTACGGAAAGATTGCGTACAAATGCTAAACTGGATATCAAACGGCTACAAACAGTCCACCGTCGACTAGCCAGGAGATTTTCGAAATCGAATACACACGCCACTGTAGATTTACGCAGTGCGTCTGATTCAATCTCGAGCCAACATTTGAACGCCGTCCTGCCCCG